AATCCAATAAAGTTATGTACAAAATAAGGTTTCATATCTACTGTCCTTCCCATTGTCTTAACGTCAATCTTTTTACCTTTATATCTCATATCAAAACCTCCATCAAAACCACTTTTGTATTTGTGTTTTAATCCAAAAACATCTTTAGTTATAACTTCTCCTAACAAACCAACAAATTGTTGTTCTCTGTTTCCATTTGCAGAATGTCTATTACCCATATTATTTTCAGATAAATAATCCCAACATTTTAACTTTAACTCATAAGGGATGTTTAATATCATTCTTTTAGTTTTTCTTTTAATTTATCTTTTACCTTTCTGTATGTATTGTATAAGGAATGGTAGGTTATGTTTGTTTTCTTTGATAGTTCTGTTATACTATATTCATCTTGTATTAAGTTATATACTTTTTTATCATACCAATGTAACTTTTGTAGTTCTTGTTCAACAACATCATTTGCATCATAAAAATCAATATATTCTCCAGATTCTAAATCTAATACCAAGTCTAAAGATATCTTGTTTTGTTTCTTCTGCTTATTCTTCATTTGTAAAAAAGTAGTGCGTAAAGTTAAATAGATATAATAATAGTTTACTTCATCTCCGTAGGCTATGTTTAAACCCTTTTTAAGCATCTTTCCGATAACAAGGTACATTTGTGATACAATGTCCTCTGCTTCTTCTCTATTACACCCAAATTTTAGTGTGGTGTTTATCCACTTATTATGAGATTGAAATATCTTCTCTAACATAGTATTGTGTTTGCAACAAAGTAATATAAATAAGTTAAAGTTTATTAAGTACTTATACTATTTTATTAACACTTTTAAAAAGGGTATAGTTACCCCAAGTACATAGAAATATATTTTTATTTGATTATCTCTCAACGTTTATGTATGAATGCATACACAATGATAAATAGTTACTAAATAAACATATAATTATATAATACTTTTAAAACGACATTTTACAAAATTTACACAACTATTTTTAAATTAATTATCTTCTCCACAATTAGAATATATATCACAACTATCTGAAAACATATTAGTTTGAAAATTAGTATTCTTGTGTTTGTCCTCTGGTAATGAATTTATTTTTTTTAAATCAGATATTAACTCATCAGTAGTTCTTCCATTTCTAAAAAAAGTATATTTATCTTTTCCATAAAGAGATTCCATTTCTTTGTTAAAATTAAAATAATTAGGATTGTCTTTATATATTTTAGATAAAACTTTATCAGACTTTTTCCAACAAGTTCTACAATTAGTATTGTAACTTTTTAGGTTAAGTCTAAAATCTTGATTAGACCACCAATAAGAAACTTCTTGTTTTGTCGTTGGTTTTTCTGATATAAAAGGATAAATTAACCCAAGTTTTTTTCTATGCTTATTCATTCTATCAAATTCATCTACTCTAATTCCAATAGCAGTTTTATACTTCTTCCATCCAATACTTTTCATATAACTCTTTATAGGATTTAGTTTCATCTCTCTATTGCAATGTAAAAAGTTTTGATTAGGTATTCCATACTTTTTAATAACTTCCTTGAAAGGCTCTCTATTTCTTGATGCAGTATTAAAGTCTACTACTCTATGAGTGCTACCTACTCTTTCTTCGTGATGAACAACAGACTCAACCCATACAATATCAATATTCCATTTTCTAGAGCATAAGTCTATAAACTTTAAAGTTTCTTCTTCTTCATCTCCAGTATTTGCAAAAACAAAAACAATATCATATTCACTACTCTTATTATCAAGCATCCATTTAGCCAAGTATGCAGATGTTTCTCCACCACTAAAACTGATTAATAATTTTTCTTTTTGTTTCATATTTTTATATTTAATTACCAGTGCATACCCTCCATTGATGTACTTGATTCTATTACTTTACATTCATCTTTGCTTTTCCAATCCCAGCTTTTCTTCAGTATCATTATTCTTTCAATAACCTCATCTCTTTTATCTTCTGGTATATTATGCATAACATTAAGTATAGGATTCTTTTCTACATTGTTTTTTAAATCATCATACTTATTTTTTAATTTATTGTACTTGTCTATTAGGTACTGATTTTTTATAAAATTATTCTCATTAAACTCAAAAGATTTATCAAAATTAAAACTATACTCTATATCTTCTAATGTAGAATTGTATTTCTTATATACTGGGTACATCTTAATAAGGTGTATTACTGTTGCGTGATGCATTGTTTTACCTTCTGATTGAAAGTATGATGCTATGTTTGTTAAACCTATCCTTAATTTCTTTCTTAAAACATAACACACTAAAGCTCTCAACTCTACATAATCTCTTCTTCTTGTGTTGTCAAATATATTAAGTCCAGATACTTCTTTTACGCTATCTCCTATTTTCTTTATATCTTGTATATTCATTTTACTTTGCTCCATTATTAATTAATACTTCATCTGTTACTTGTGTTACTCTTTCTTTATCTGCTTCGTATGCCAGACATACTTCTTGTATCTTACAAAAGTCATTAAAGTCAAACTTGTTTAATACCCAATCAAGAAAGATTAGTTTATTGGCAATTAGTTTATCTCCCAGCTCTTTCTCATCAACTTCTTCTATCTTGTTATAGTAGTTTATCTCTATATCTTTTAAATCGCTTATAGTACGTCTAATGTTGTTTCTTACTCGTTGTCTAAACAAACCTATCTTGTCTGCATCTTCTAGTAAGTGTAGGTTTATAAATGAGCTTATTATTGCTCCACTAATTTTCTCTAGTTTCTTTTCTGTTAATTCCATAATTGATAATTATAATTGTGTTCGTTGTAATATACTTTTGTTTCTTCTATCTTATTTAAAAGTAATTGTTCAAGATAGTTATAGATGTAATCTATATCATCATCTGATGCTTTGTACTGCTCTACTCCTTGCCAAAAGTTAGTCTTTAACACATCGTCTTTTAAGTTTAATTCTATTAAATAATCTTCGTTGTCTAATGTCAGCTCTACTTCATTTGGTAAAGGATTTATACATTGGTCTGTATTCTTGTAGTCTGGCTCTATTGTTTTTACAATCTTAATTAAGTCCATCTCTTATTCCTTTTAAAGTTTTTATCTCTGCGTTGTTTATCTCTATCTTTATTTGTACCTCCAGTATATCTAATTGTCTTTCTATCCACCAATCATCTTTACCTTTAACGTATGCTCTAATCATTTCTAATGTTTCTTCCATTTGTTTTTGTTTTAACTATTAAATAATATTAATACCATTGATATAAACCATAAAGTCATATAAGCTACAACCATAATCATAGCAAGTCCAAATAAGAACTCTCCGAATCTTGTAAGTATCTTCTTCATAATTATACGTTAAAGATTAAACCGATTAATAATCTACCTACGAAATAACTTGGTGCTAAAATCAATACTAATGTCTGTAATTTTTTCATCTTGTTTTGTTTTAAAAGGGAGGTTTTACCCTCCCATTGTTATTATAATGTTTTTGCTTGATTTAACTTTCTATTTGTCTTAATCATTTCTTTAGCAAAAATTCTTAATTCTGAATCATTATCTCTTAAATTAGAATCATCACTTGATGCTTCATTTAACCATTCACAAAGTTTCATTAATTCAAGTGTAGAATGTTCACTTGTTACTCTTAAACTCATACCAGTTGATGTCATAAAAAAAGTAACTTTACCATTGCAAACAAAGTTTTGTAGTGTTTTATCTTCTAGTGTTACTGATAATTTAGCTAAATCAATTGTTGAATCTAATTTTGTAATTTCTTGTAATTTAATAGTTGCTTTCATTTTGTTTTGTTTTAATTAATAATACTCAAATATATAAGAAATTATTTAATTAACAACTATGTTAACATATTTTAACATTTCTTTAACATTTTAAATAAAAAAAAGAGATACTAATTTGTATCCCTTATTCTTTCTATTTCTCGTTCTAAATAGTCTTTTGCCTTTAATAAGTCTTGTAACTCATCCTTTTTCTTTCCAGCTCTGCAAATATACTTTAGTATGTTACCTCTGCTAAAATTAAGGTTAAAATCATTTATAACGTCAATTACATCATAGTCTTTGCCATTGTCGTAGTGTACTTGTGTGCTTCTCATTTTTCGTATATTAAAGTTAAAATTATTTGAAAGATACCAATGTATAAAACTATATCTTCTTCGTATATATCTTTATCATCAAAAGGGTAATGTCTAATCCCAAACAGAAAGCCTTTAAAAAACCCAGCTTTAAACTCGTACCTTATTAAATTCATAGTTGTATATTTTAGTGTATAAATCCCAAATAGATTGAAATGATTCTTGTTTATTAAATTCTTTTCCTTTCATATAGTAATTGCCTTTTATTCTATTACAATACACTTTAAACATCTTACCAGATACAACTGGGTAAATAATAAACCCTTTTTTAAAACAGTATTGCTGATGCTTGTAATTACAATTTTTTAAAACAATCTTCTTTTTAATCTTTGGCATTTAACTCCTCATATATATCAATTAATTCAAGTGCCTTTTCTACTCCCTTTGCTTCACAAAATCTTTTCTGTTCAAATAGTTGTAGCCAGTATTCCATAATGTCTTGCCTATCTTCATTTGTAAAGTAGCTATCAACACAACTTTTGTAAGCTACCTTCTCTTGATTTTTACAGAGTTCCCCTTGTAACATAATCTTCTATGTTTTCTGTTTGTAGGTAGTCATAATATCTTTGTGTTGCAATATCAAGTTTTCTTTTACCACTATCAATAAAGTTTTCTGAACATTTAAAAATACCAACGTCAAGTGTACTTTTATCAACTACAACAAATTCAAAGTCAAATGCTCCAAACAATTCTAAATACAATGCAGCTTGTAAGTCATAAGAAAAGTGATTAGCAGACCTTTCAAAACTTTTTATGTCAGCAGTTGTTTTTAAATCTATTACAACACCATCTTTTAATATGTCTGCTTTACCTCTAAATGCTAAATCATTATAGGTATCAATTGCTGGTATTTCAAATCTTGCACCCTCCAGTATGTTCTTTACATCAGTTACACTTCTTACTCTTTCAGATATTTTCTTTGCTTTATGATATTCAGAGTTAGTAAATACATTGTGTGAGCCAAGCTCTTGTACTGCAAGTTTGTATTGCTTTGATGCTTTTGTACCTTCTGTAAAAGTTAAGTAGTCTACTTTCTCTGGCTCTAACACCATAAGGTGTATAAGTTGACCATCTCTTAATGCTTGTACATTTGTTTGCTTTTCTGTTAGTGAACGATAATAAGCATAAGGAGAATCTAAAAGTTTCTTTGATGCTGAACTTGATAATGCATTTACACCAAGATAACCATAGTAAAATTCATCATCCATCATTTTGCTTAAAATGTCTTTCTTGTTAAATACTTCGTTGTTTAATAGTTTAATTGTTTCCATTTATTTTAGTTTTATTGCTTGTTTTATATTTATTTCTGTTACTTCTTTTTTAATCCATCTTCTGTTTTTAAACTCTGATGTTGCTGGTAGTGATTTCTCAAACCATTTTAAATCTATTTTGTTTAAGTTAAATAGATAAATTCCCTCTGGTGTACTATTGATGTATATTGGTACGTCAAAGTGTTTATTTGATTCTTTTATTAAAGCATCGTATTTAGGCTTTTCAAGTAGTAAAGTGTTGTAATGCTTTTTTCTGCACTTTAATTCTATTCTGCTTTGCGTTTCTATGTCGTAGCAATCCCATCTTGATATTGGATTTTTACTATTTACTAATGTCTTGTAATGGTTTTTTGATAGCCATTCAAATAAATCTTTTTCTTTCCAATTTTGCATAAACGCAATATAATGTTTATTTTTTATAAATCATAATCATTATCTACAAATTCTGGTAAACCATTTTCATTTATTGTAAAACTAAAAGTTTCAAATCCTCTATTTCTACTTCTTTTACATTCAACAGATATCCATCCTTTATTAACTCCATTCTTTTCTAACTTAATTTGTGTTTCTGCTTTCTTTTCTAAAAAACTACCAAGATGCCCAGTTGGTTTATCAGAGCCATAATTACTATGTATAATTGTAACAATATGACATTGCAACTCATCTGTCCAACTCATTAATTTTTGTATAGCTTCATTACATTGTTCTAAATTATTTACATCAGCAACTAAATCTGCAATACCATCAATGATAACTAAACCAATATCTTTACCTCCTAACTTGTCATTTAAGATATAATCAATAAAATCAACTCTATCTTTATAACTCATTGTTCTTAAAGCATAAGTATAATAATTATTATCATCTGGCATATCATTCATTAGTATTGGTCTACGAAATACTTTTTGACAATGAAACTTTCCTTGCTCTGTATCAAAATGAATTATCTTTCTGCCTTTTCTATGACCTTTTATTAAACCACTATATTTATTTGTATCACTTTGGTATGCTGATACAAGTAAACTAGAAAAAAAAGATTTCATTGATTTTGGTGGAGCTTGTATAAAAGAAAAATTACCATAAGTACCAATTGGAATATGATATTCTACAACATCTCCATTATGATTTATATCATTATAAGTGCCACAACTTATTGCAACTGGTGGGTATTTAACATCTTCACTAATATCAACATAGGCATCATCCTCCATAAGTTGCATAAACATTCTCTTTGTTTCATCATCTTGTATTTTTGTTTTTTGCATCATCTATATATTTCTGTATTTTTGTTTTATAATATTTGCCAAGTACATTATCATTTAAGAATTTATCATTTTCTAAAACGTTTTCTGTGAATTGTAGCTTGGTTTCGTAATAGCTCATCATTGTCTTGTTAAAGCAAATGTAAATAATTTCTCTGTAACAATCTTCAATATCCCATTTTTTACTTTCTTTATTGCTTCCAGTGTACTTCATCCAGTTGCTCTCAATGTAATCAACCCTCTTTCTTTTATATCCCTTTAGAGGTGGTCTTGTACGTTTGTTAAGTAGTATCTTTTTACCAATGTAAACTTGTTCTGTTCGTCTGTTAAGTATTCTATAAACAAACCCAACTGCTTCTGCTGGTAAATCTTCTCTTGATTTTATTCTTTGTCCTTTATAGTTCCACATAATGAAAAAAAAAGGAGGTTTTTACACCTCCCTTATAATTTAAAATGGCAAATCATCTGCTGCAACTGGTGTTGCTTTCTCTGTCTTTGCTTCTGACTTTTGAACAAAAGATTGTAAATTGTCTGATGCATAGTAAATTTTACCATTAGCAACATATCTTTTCTTTTCTCCATTATCTCTTTGTTCCTTTGTTTGTGGAATAGTAAAAGAAACATTTTGTCCGTAGTTGCCTTCTTCAAAAATAGAAAAACTTAATTTAAGTTTCTTTAACTCTTTTCCATCTTCTCCTTTCTTTGCAACTAATTCTCTTTTTGCGTTGTAAGTTAAAACCGGTTCAAAAAACTGTTTAAGGTTTTTGATTTCATCTAATCTTAATTCAACATCTCCTAATAAATAACTTTTGTTTGTACTCATAATTTTACTTGTTTTTAATTTATAATCCAGTTGTAATTTTATTATCTATCACTTCTATAATATGTCTAAAAGTGCTTCTTTCTTGTTCGCCAGTTACATCTACTCCATTAATGAAGAATCTGTAATGGTCTTTCTTGTCTGTTGGTCTTAATTCAAAGTCATTCATATTTATTTAGTTAAAAGTTCTTTTACTTCTTTTGATATTCTGTACTTTTCTTCAACTTTAGAAATGTTACCTCCACCTTTTAAGTATGTCTGTACTTTCTTAAATTCAGCAGTACCTTTGTTTAACCA